ATGCAAGGCAGTGGACTTCAAATGAAGATGTTTGATGCTACTAGTGGTAAGAGTGTAGCAGTCCCAGACCAAGCAAGATTTTTTTATGTCAAAGAACCAAATATGATGGTTCATATTGACGATAGTACTAACGAATTAAAATTTCATATTGGAGAAGATATTGATATTGATAACGAAAGTGTCAACAATATGATGACGCAACTAAAATCTATGGCACGTACTAATATGTTAGATTTCGATATTCGTTCATTCGGAAAACATATCGAACCTAAAAATTACACATACAAGATTGAACAAAATAAGGAGCAAACCATGACAGACCACGTCAATGAAGGCATGGGCCCATTGTCTGGGTCATCACGCACTAGCCGACAAACATTAGAAAATGTGCGATTAATATTAAAACATCGTGCGCCAGTAAACGAAGAATCTCGTGGTTCTCGTTCACGCAACATCTCAGCAATCTTTGTTGAAACAGGCGAAGGCGAACGTTTCAAGTACCCATTTATACATTTGAATGGTGCAAGAGCAATGGCACGTCACATCGCATCAGGTGGTGAAACACATGATATAGTAGGTGAGGCTATTGTAGAATTGTCTGATAATCTATCAAGATTGAAAGAGTTTATGGGAGTAGTTAACAAACAGCAATTAGTAAACGAAACCAATCGTGCTGATGTATGGAATGTTAAACGCAGTATGAATTCAATTAAAGAAACAGTACAGAGAATTCAAGGTGCTAGAGGATATGCTAACTTTGTAGAAGGTATTGCTCTTAAAGAAGAAAAACCACAATTAGAAATTTCAGAAGAAGCAGTAGATACATTTGTACAAAAGTTTACAAAATCAACATTCGAAGAATCATTAAGAGATATTTTTCCATTACTACACAAAGTTAATGAAGAAGAAATGGAAAATCGCAGAGTTAATCAAGTAGACAGAATTAAAGAAATAATGACAGCAACAGTAAAGAAAACTGGTGAAAAAATTAATAATATATCTTTCGGTGACTCTAGAGATCCAGAATATGATTATGACCAAATTAAAAATCAATATATCGAACCTCGTTCACCAGAAGAAGCGGCTCAAAAGAAAATTGATATGATAGCAATGACATTTGATGCTTTATCTGATAGAGTCGTAGTAGATACATTAGAAGATAAAAACAAGAAAAAGAAAGGTCACGACTTAGCGGCAGAATTATCATTTTTCTTAACTGATATTGCTAACGACATTCGTACAAATCCAAGAGGCGTTGACAAAGAAGAACTTAGAGTTGCAAGTCAGTTATTGAAAATGTCTAAAGAAAAAATAGAAACTATAGAACCAAAAACAGCAGACACACAAATATCAGAAATGCTCGAAGAGGCTTTTTCAAAATTTGATCCAGATAGAGTTCTCATGAAAGAAGAAAAAGAAATATATTGGGATTATGAAGACATTGGCGGAAACTTAATTGTTAATCCCAAGTCAACCATAGAAGACCAGATTGCTGAATTGTTAAGTAGAGAGCCTTACAACATTAGTGCAATGGAATTTGACCCTAGTAAAATAGAAATACATGAAGATGATGGACTTATTAAACGCCAAGACGGCAAATATGATGGTGAAGATGATTACATGCTTAAAAAAGACCCTGCAACTGGCAAATATGACCCAGAAGAAGTAAAACAGATGCAAAAAGACGGCGCAGAAATGGCTAGACAAAAGGCTAATCAGAAGATGCGAGACAAATTAAACAAAGAAATCGATACATCTGAAAAGGCTACAACTATTACAGTAGAGTATGACCTTGAATTAGATACACCCAAATCCAAAAATCCTTTGTTAAAGAGACACTATCAGTTGATGAAGAAATTTAATGTCTTTATTTCAATGCCTGAATGGCAAGAAGGTCCACCAGACAGTGGCTTCGGTCAGTGGTTTGCCAATGTTAGAGGTTCCAAAGAGAATCTTAAAGGTTGGTTAAAAGCATGGGATTATGATTATGATGAACGAGATTATGAAGATATGGGTCTTGGAGAGTCGGCAACTATAGATGAAGATGACTCAGAGGCATCAGAAAATACAAACCAGGAGAATAACATGAATAAAGATAGACTAGGTGATTTAGCAGGGATTAAAAGAGAAACTCAAATCAATGAAGACGAGTCGGTGTTTGACGAATTTGTAAAAATGTACAAAGAACTAGACCACGAAGGCACAGATGAAATAGTTTTTGGTTTAAGCAATCATCCAAAATATCGTTTTTCTATGGCGAATGAGTTGAATTTAGATAAAGAAACGAATAGATTCAATTCTTATCATGGTATGACTGACCATTCAGGTTATGTCGATATTAAGATATCAGACCTTAAAGCACACATGAATGGCGTTGCAGTACATGACAACACAAAGCCTACTAAAATGGCTGGTGATTGGAAAACTGAAGATGATGTTCTTCCACCAGAACCTAGAGACCCACAGTATTATGACCATGCAGATGATTATGAAGATTCAGATACTCCTGAAAAATATTCTTATAGAGGTCCAGACGGAGAATTCGCATCAGGTCCAGATGATGACCAAATCAGAATAAGACATTTAGCGGGTATTGATGATTTTTAGGAGAAAATAATGAACCAAGAAAGACTTAGCAAATTAGCAGGTATTATTCAAGAAGTCAAACCACGCGGCCTTTATCCCCATAAGCCTATTCCAAAAGATATTGTCATAAGGGGTGAATCCGTAGAAGACAGAATTAAAGACTGCCTTAACGGTGCCTGTTATTGGCCTGGTAAGACTGATTTTGACGAGGACGATTCAGATTTTTATGAACATGGTCTAGCAGAAAAGATAGCGAAGATGATGTGTGATGTCTTTGGTGTAGACCATACCAGTAAACTTCCACACAACATTAAAGACCCACTCGAAGATGCAGTGTATATGGAAACTACTGCCGACCAAGGCTCAGACAACTATCCAGACAAGCCCTTATCATATGGAAATGAGAGTGAGATTATCGAAGTGATTTATACAGCCAAAAAAGAATTTGAGAAATATGTTGAATCACGAAACGTGAATATCAACGAAATAGAAAGAAATCCAGGAGATATGATTCAAAACCACTTAGACGATATTGAAGAACATATTTCTACAATAAATTGTGACAATCTATCTGAGTTGGCAATGAGAATTCAAGATGCTGTTGAGAAAATTAGATATCTCACCGTTGATGAACAAGACATCCGCTATTAATGACTAATTACTAAAATAAATAATTTTCTGGTTGACATTCATAGTCAACTTATGCTATAATAAAGAGAGTGTTAAAACTCTCTTTTTTTATGCTTCCAAAAAACATTCAAAAAGACGTATTTAATGCTTGACTTTAAGATAAAAGATAAGTATAATGGTATCATTAGTAGAAATATTTATGGTACATAAAAACTAATAAAAAACTAATAGTAATAAAACAACTAATAAAGGCTAATATAGGAGAAATATAATGGCAACACTAGCAGAAATCCGTGCGAAATTACTCGCACAAGACAATAAAGCATCAGAGAACTCATCTGCGAATCGAGGTTCAGATGCAGTATTTCCTTTCTGGAATATGGACAATGACAAGACATCAGTTTTGAGGTTCCTTCCAGATGCAGATCCCACAAACACATTCTTTTGGAAAGAACGACAAGTTATCAAACTTCCGTTCCCTGGTGTTAAAGGTGGTGATGAATCAAAACGAGTAATCGTTCAAGTCCCTTGCGTTGAAATGTGGGGGGAACCTTGTCCAGTTCACGCAGAGATTCGTCCTTGGTTCAAAGATCCAGCAATGGAAGATATGGGCCGAACATATTGGAAAAAGCGTTCATACGTTTTCCAAGGTTTGGTTGTAACTGACCCTATCGGTGGTGAAACACCAGAAAATCCAGTTCGCAGGTTTATCATTGGACCACAAATCTTCAAGTTATTGAAGGCGGCTCTAATGGACCCAGATATGGATAACATGCCAACTGATTATGAAGCGGGTACTGATTTTCGTCTTACTAAGACGCAAAAAGGTCAATACGCAGATTATTCAACTTCAAGTTGGTCTCGCAAAGAACGTTCACTGAATGAAGACGAACGCAAAGTAATTGAAACTCATGGTCTTTTTGACTTGAATGATTATATGCCAAAACGTCCAACTCCAGATGATATGAAAATTATCACAGAAATGTTCGAAGCATCAGTTGATGGTGAACTATATGACCCTGCTCGTTGGGGACAGCATTATAAACCTTACGGTTTAGATATTCCTGCAGGAACTTCTGCGCCAACTACTAGTAATACTCCTACTGCTCCAAAAGTAGAAGAAGTAAAACCAGAACCCGTTGCGGAAACACCAGCACCAACGCCTGAACCAACGTCTGCACCAGTAACTGCTCAAGCAACTACTGATGCACCTAAGTCAGACGCGGCAGATATTTTAGCAATGATTCGTAGTAGAAAAACTGACTAAAAATCAACATTAAGTGTGGGGAGTAATCTCCCCATACTTTTATAACACATTAGGAGAAACATATGGCAAGAGCCTTTGATGCGAGTAAATTTCGCAAAAGTATAACGAAATCTGTTCCTGGTATGAGTGTTGGTTTTAGAGACCCAGATACTTGGATATCAACAGGAAATTATACATTAAACAAACTTATCAGTGGTGAGTTCAATAAAGGGATTCCACTAGGCAAAGTAACAGTATTTGCTGGCGAAAGTGGAGCAGGAAAATCATTTATTGCGGCAGGAAATATTGTAAAAAATGCACAAGACCAAGGAATTTTTGTAGTACTAATCGATAGTGAAAATGCACTAGATGAAACATGGTTACATGCACTAGATGTAGATACTACACCAGAAAAATTATTAAAATTAAGTGTATCAATGATTGATGATGTTGCTAAAATCATTTCAGACTTTATGAAAGGGTACAGAGATGACCACGGAGATACACCAGACGCAGACCGTCCAAAAGTGTTATTCGTCATTGATAGTTTAGGAATGATGATGACCCCAACCGATGTTGACCAGTTCAATCGTGGCGACATGAAAGGTGATATGGGTCGTAAACCAAAAGCCTTAAATGCATTAGTACGCAATAGTGTTAATATGTTTGGACAACATAATATAGGTATGGTAGCAACTAATCACACTTATGCATCACAAGATATGTTTGACCCAGACGATAAGATATCAGGTGGTCAAGGATTTATCTATGCTAGTTCTATTGTGGTAGCAATGAGAAAACTTAAGTTAAAAATAGATGCTGATGGAAATAAAACTTCTCAAGTACATGGTATCAGAGCGGCGTGTAAAGTAATGAAAACTCGTTACTCAAAACCATTCGAAAGTGTACAAGTTGAAATTCCATATGAAACAGGAATGAACCCATATAGTGGGTTAGTTGA